ATTCCACTCACAAATAGCAATATTTTTGTATAAAAAATGACAAGATTTTTTTTTGATTAAGCAAATTAAGCAATTAAGCAAAATGGTTCCAATTAAGCAAAATGAAATTCTTGTTTATTTTTTAATAAAAAAAAACAATTTTAGGTAAGAAAATGTAAAAATATTTTCAAAAAAAAAAGTGGATTAAGCAAAATGAACTCAATTAAGCAAATTGAAAATAGGGAAAATGTGTGCGCACACAAAACAAAATTTCATATTGTAGAATATTTAAAATACATGACATCCTTATAAAAATAATAAAAATAAAAAAAAAATAATAAAAATAAAAAAAATAATTAATATACATAAAAAATAAAATAATTAATATACATAAAAAATAAAATAATTAACATCACATAAAAAATATGTTGGTCATCTATAAAAAAAATATGTTATCAAAAAATAATTAATATACATAAAAAATAAAATAATTAACATAGATAAAAATTTTGGGTCTGCACCCTTTCTTCTTTTTAAAAAAAGAAGATCAAAAATTCAATTTGTTTTGCCGTGCTTTCTTCTTTTTAAAAAAAGAAGATCAAAAACTTTTGGGTCTGCACCCTTTTTCTAAAAGGGGCACTAAAAGGGGCACTAAAAGGGGCATATTATACATAAAAATTCTTGTGGTCTATAAAAAAAATATGTTAATTAATATATAAACTTTTGTGACGAGGGATATAAAAATTTATTGGAATATATTATAATAGTAAAGTAATGTATAATAAAATAATAACAAAACATAAATATTTAAAAACATTTTATAGGCAGGGATTGTTGGGATATATATGTAGAATAATAGATTATATAAACGTATTAGATTTGCCAGTGAATAGTGTTGTGAATACGTATTTTTTATGGTTTTATAATTATTATTTTTAATTATATAATAAAAAATAAAATTTAAAATAATCATATCCGGAAATTATCTGGTTATTATCCGGAAAATTATATGTCAATATATATAACAATCAACATAATAAACAACATAATAAACAATATAATAAGAAATATAATTTGAACCAAAAATGTCCGGAAAATATCCGGAAAATATCCGGAAAATAACCAGATAATTTCCGGAAAGTTATATGCCAATAACATAAAAAGTAACATATCAATCACATAACAAGCAATATAATAAAAAAACAATATATTAATAATATTTAATTATTTTTAATAAGGAAAATTATAAATAAAATAAATATCTCAGGATATAATATATGACTAAAATATTACCAAATATAATCACTGAGGAATATTATTTAAATTCATTTAATAAAAATAAATATGTAATTATTGAGAACAATGACATAATAATACCATACAGTTATACACATGGACTAATCGCATATATCTATAATATATTGTTTAGGTGATATATTATATAAAATAATAAAATAATAAGTAAATATATAATTAGTAATATGGAAGAAATTATAAATGATGTTGTAAGTATGTGTAATAATATATATAATGTTCTTGGAACAGGATTTGCGGAGTGTATATATCATAAAGCATTATTTTATGATTTAATAGAAAAGGGTTATCAGGTAGAAACAGAAAAAATGGTAGCAATAACTTATAAAAATTTAAATATAGGTTATGGTAGAATAGATTTATTTATAAAAAATAAACAAAATATATTTCTCATAATAGAATTAAAAGCAATAAGTGGTTCAATTGGTCAAAAAGAATTAGCACAACTAAATACATATAAAAAAAATATTGGAATTGAGTGTGGTGGAATAGCAATAAATTTTCCTCAGTCAGGGAGCAATACAAAATTGTTAAAAAGTGATGTAGAATATATTACTATGATATAAGTTATATTTACATATTTTTTTTGTATTTTTAATAATATATGAAAAAATTAATTGACTACAAAAGATAATATAAAAAACTTATATAATAAAATATCAAACGAATATAATATCAAAAATAATAAAAAAAATTAAACAAGAATGTGCTAATTACAATAACATAAACGAAAATTATAACTTAGAAGATATAAATAAAATTATTTACAAAAATATAATTAATAATCTAAATGAATGTAATATTACCAAAAATATCGCAAAAGTCATCGCAAAAAATGTTGCCGAAAAAAATATTCCAGAAGATGTTCCCAAAGATGTCCCTGAGGATGTTCCTAAAGATGTTCCCAAAGATGTTCCCAAAGATGTCCCTGAGGATGTTATTGAGGAAGTAGAAAAAAATATCCCCGAGGAAGTTGTTGAGGATGTCCCTGAGGATGTCCCTGAGGATGTTGAGGAAGTTGTTGAGGAAGTTGTTAGAAGAAATGTGAAAATAGTAACATCATTATCGTATAAATTTAGGATTGAGGATGATAATATACGAATAAAAAATATAATAATCCCGAGGGATAATGTATATTTACCGTATATAAAAATAAATGGGGAACATATATTAATAATAGATAAGGAAATAAAGGAATATATAATATTTACACCTGTGGAGGAACTTATTTTATATGAAAAGGATATTGAAATAAATAATATAAAAAAAATAATATAAATGAATGTATTGTAGAGAATATAACTAATATATATATAAAAGGTATATTTGTAGAAATAAAGGTTGAAAATAATTGTAAATTAAGTAGATGAGATATGATTGAATTAAGATATAATGGAGATAATAACACAGAAAATATAGATAATATATATGTAATAAATGGTATAACAACAAGTTAATAGTATTAAAATTATTAAATAATACAAATGATAATAAACATACAGATAATAATGAGGATATAAATATGATAGATGGTGCTGATTATTATTTAGTAAAACCTCAAAAGGAAATAAGTATGATATATAGTTGATAAAAATAATATATAATATAGTATAACGCAATACGATACAATGATAAATTTATTAATATTATTATTATTTATAATTTTGGCAATAATGTTTTTAATAAAATATAACAATTTAGATTTGGTAAGATTAGGTGGAGATTATGTTGGAGAATTAAAAACAGAGCAAATATATCCAATAAAATATAATTCATATGATTTAAGATGTGTTCCAAAGGTGAATGATGAGAATAATTTATTAAAAAAAAATTTATATAATAACAATCCAGTATATGAATTTGTAGGAAATAATAAAGGATTACAGTGATAAAATATTATTTTTGTTTATTTTTTTTTTTAGTTTTTTTGGTTTTAGTAGGTGGAGGTGTAGGTGTAGGTTCATCTTCACTACTGTCACTGGTAATATCATTATCATTATTATTATTATTATATTCATCCTCACTCGTATAATGTTGTTTGTTAGTAATTTCATTATCAGATTCATTCGTAGATTTATAAGATTGTTCGTTTTCAGAATTGGAATCAGAGTCAAAATCGGAATTTGGATTATAAGTTTTAATTTCGTTAGGATTAAATTTAAATGTTTCAGGAACAACAACTTTGGATATTTTATTTATATCAATATCAGTATCGAAATTAATTTTACCTGTTGAATATAGGAATTTAATAATTTTTTCAAATTTTCTATAACCTTGTAATCCTTCTAAGTCATAATTTTGTTTATCACTTTTATCTAATGAGCGGAATGACTCTTTAATATAATTTTGTAACGGAGATGTATTACGCAATGTTTTAGCAGTCTTGCCATAATCTTTTACAAGTGCGAGACATTTTTTGACATTAATATTTAATAAATCTTTGATTGTATTATGTTTAATAGTTTTGAGTTCAGTATTATTCATCTCTTTAATACATTCTTCAAAAGAATTAGTAAATTCATCAATAATATCATTCAATTGTTCTCCCATTGTCAGTTAGAATTGTAATGTAATGATATATATGTAATCAATTTTGTTTTATAACATAATATTTTAAAAATATAAAGAAATAAATAATATATATAAATATTATGACAAAAGAGGAGTTAGGAACAGCGGAGGAAATATTAAATTTGAGAGACCTTGGATTATGTGATAATAGAGAATATGAGATTTTTATTCAATTTACAAATGAGACAATAGTAGTGAATGTCGTTGAGAAATATTTGAAATATATATTTAATAAATACAATATAGATATACCTGAATTTAATAATAAAGTATATACTTCATTATATTTATTTATAAATTTTCCAAATATAATGGAAGTGGATGATAAATTGAGGGAATTATCAAGCAATATATTAAAGTTATTTACAAAATTAGAAAATGGTGATAGTAATATAAATGTAGATAATTTTAAAGAATTGTTGCAAAGATATAATAAAATATTTACAGATTTAGTTGATAAGAATAAACATAAATTAATTGAAGCTTATGCTGAGGTGTATATAAATTTGGAAGAGATAGAGGGGAATGTTATAACAGATGTAGAGAAGGAGACAATTGCGAATTCAAAAAATGAGTATTATAGATTATTGAAAGAGATTGTGTTGGATGATAATGTAGTGAATAACATAATAAATACAAAAAGAGATGAAATAAATAGTACGGGAGGAAGTATGTATGCTGATATTAAAAAAGAATATTGGATGAAGGTAAAGAATGATTTAAAGGAGAATAATAATGAAATTATTTTGGGTATGTTAAATGAGATTTTAAATATATTAAAGTCATTTGTGAGTAATAATATTAATGTAATGAAGGAAATTGAGGAACAATTGAATTTAGGTTATGTAGAACATATAATAAATGAGAATAGTATAAATAAGGATGATATTTATAATATTTTTGATAATTTGACGAATATATTGAGGAGATTGCAGTGTCCTCATGATGATGAGGGTTTAGATAGATGGGTAGAGAAGGTGAGGGAAAATATATATGAAGATGAGAAACCGATTTATGAAACAGTTGGAGATTTGTTTGAGGAATATTATAATAGATTATATAATTTAAAAAAACAAATTGTAAATTTGAAGGTATAAATATGATTTTTTTTTATATAAATAATATATAAATAATATATGAATAATATATGAATAATATATGAATAATATAATATATGAATAA